TTGACCGGGTTCATCATCGGCAATAGCACTTACGGTATAATCGGACAATCCAGACTCTAGGAGACTTAGATGGCATCAGGCTTTCCAGCATCAACCGGTGACGTACTTAGCGCACCCATGTTCAATGAGTTGGTGCAGTACACGATCAACACTCAGTCTGGCGCAACCTACACGCTGGCATCAACAGACCAGTACCAAGTCCTCGTCTTGACTTCCAATGCTTCGACAAAGACCGTCAGCATCCCGACCGATGCCACGACTAATTTTGGCATTGGCACAACTATCACAATCATCAACACCGGCGCAGGCTTATTGACCATCAATGCAGTAACCCCGGGAACGACCACCGTAACCTCGGCTGGTGCAACCAGCGCATCGCCAACGGTGGCACAACATCGAGGCGCAGTCTGCATCAAAACTGCCGCTAATACATGGCGCGTGTTAGGCGCAGTTTCGTAATGATTGGAAACGCCGCTGCCGGAGTCTTCGGTCTTCCGGTATTGAAACCGGTCGTAACCGGTGGAACCTTGTCGAGCGATGCGACTTTTTATTATCGCGCTTTTACCGGCAATGGAACTTTGACGGTCAGCGACGCGACTTTGACTGCGGATTTCTTGGTAATCGCAGGCGGTGGTGGCGGTGGATTTTCAAATGGCGGTGGCGGTGGTGCAGGTGGCTTGGTCTATACAGCCTCACAATCAGTTAGCCCAAATAGTTACACGGTCACAGTTGGTTCGGGCGGTGCTGGCGCACCTAGTCCGGGTCCGGTAGGTGGTACAAATGGCGTGAATTCTAACGTCACCGGAGGATCTTTATCTTTGACCGCCGCCACAGGCGGCGGTGCTGGTGGAGCATCAAACGCAAACGGAAGCAATGGCGGTTCCGGAGGCGGTGGTGGTAATGGAAGAACTGCTGGAACGGCGAGCCCAAGTGGACAAGGAAATAACGGCGGCGCAGGCGGTGCTAATGCACCGTCCTTTTATGCCGGTGGTGGAGGCGGTGGTGCTGGCGCAGTCGGAACTGCTGGTAATTCTGGCGTAGGCGGCGGCGCAGGTGGAGCAGGAAGTTCAACGTACTCTTCTTGGGGTACAGCAACATCGACGGGCCAAAATGTAAGCGGAACACGTTTTTATGCAGGCGGTGGCGGTGGCGCAACCGATCCTGGTGGTGCAGTCGGCGTAGGTGGTAATGGTGGCGGTGGAGCCGGTGGCACTAACGGAGTGTCGGGTAGCGGCGTTGCTGGAACGGCCAACACAGGCGGTGGCGGTGGTGGAGCAACATCAAACAATGGTGGCACATCCGGCGGCACAGGTGGATCGGGAATTGTTATCGTCCGCTATACAAGGGCGCAGGTGGACTAATGGCGCATTGGGCAGAATTAGATGAAAATAACATCGTTATTAGGGTATTGGTTGGCGATAACAACGACCCAGCAGGCGATGAAGGTTATTCTTGGCTCATTGAAAATCTGGGTGGCCGTTGGTTGCAAACTTCGTATAACAACAGAATACGCAAGCAATTTGCAGGCATTGGTTACAGTTATGATGAAAAAGCCGATGTGTTTATTGCTCCACAACCGTATCCGTCATGGTCTTTAGACTCAAATTATGATTGGCAACCTCCGGTCGCTCGTCCTGACGATGGATTGATGTATTTCTGGAACGAAGAAGCCCAAGACTGGGAAGCCTATGTCTCGCCCAACGCCTAAGTTATGCAAGGCAGGCATTCAACTACGCGAGCAGCTCGATGACTCGTTTCCGGACCGTAGAAGGCCAGATGGTTGGGTTGCCGATGCCCGGCACTATCGCGACAATCCTCGCTCTGACCACATTCCGGATGCAGAGGGCTGGGTACGTGCCTTGGATGTATCAGTTCACTTGGGCCTCGGAGAGCAAATGCATGACTTGGCAGATCAGTTACGAATACATGCCAGACGAGGCGATAAGAGGATCAGTTACATCATCTTCGACGGTCGAATATGTTCATCACTACAACGCTGGCGATGGAGAAAGTACCGTGGGGCTAACCCTCATCGACAACACATGCACATAAGTTTTACCAAGCGTGGCGATCTCGATGGTCGCTTCTTCAACGTACCGATGCTAGGGGGAGACCTTGCCTGATTCACTCAAACATCCGATTGTGCTGGCCGTGGGAGCATTCCTTTCCGCATGGGCAGCGACCAACTTTGAACTGGACTACCGGGCGATCTTGTGGGCTGTTGTCTCCGGTCTCTTTGGATACGCCAAGCCCTATAAGAAGTGAGTCCGGAGGAATGGGTCGGACTGATTGCTGGTCTGATCGCGATCGCTGGTGCGTTTGTAGCCGCGTTGAGATGGACGGTTCACCAGTTTGTGCTGGAACTTGGCAATCAGATGTTCGCTCGGATGGACAAATTAGAGATAGAGATCGGCGTTTTGACCGCTAGACAGTCAGAGATTTATGCGACACTTATGACCCAAGGAGGTGCGCGGCGTGGCAAAGCGAAAGACCAAGGCACAAAAACTCGCAAGCCTAAGAGCAAAAGAACGAGCCGCTAAGCGCACCAAGGAAATCACCAAACTCGATGCATGGGCCATCAGTCTCTATGAGATTGCCGAGTCCATGAGGCGAGCAGGCTTTGACGATGCGACCATTCAGGGCTGGCTAGTGGATCAGCGATTGCCTGAATGGGTAGCCCCTCGGCCTGACGAGTTGGATGATGACGAGGAAGAAGAAGACGATTAGGCGCACAGTAGTTATCAGCGATCTACAAGTTCCCTATCATGACTCCAAAGCCGTCCGAAACGTTGCAGCCTTCATCAAACGATGGAAGCCAGACCGAGTCGCAACTGTTGGCGATGAGATTGATCTGCCTCAACTCTCCAGATGGGAGCGTGGCTTGGCAGGGGAATTCGCTGGCACACTCGATCGAGACCGCAGGATTACTCAGGAAGTACTATTCGATCTACGAGTGACCGACATGGTCAGAAGCAATCACACCGACCGGCTGTATAACTCCATCAAGACCAGACTTCCAGCCTTAGCGGCTTTGCCAGAATTGCAGTTCGAGAACTGGTTGGGGCTGCCCGACCTAGGCATCAAGTTCTGGCGCGACCCCATGCCCATAGCAAAGAATTGGATCGTGCTCCATGGTGACGAGGGCGCAGTCTCCCAGAAGGGTGGTCAAACAGCCCTAGGATTGGCTCTAAGGCATGGAAAATCGGTTGTCTGTGGTCATACCCATAGGGCAGGACTTTCGGGGCTTACAATGGCTTCTGGGGGCGTTTTAGGGGGTATTCTGTGGGGCTTTGAGGTCGGCAATCTGATGAATTTCAAAGATGCTAAGTATCTCAAAGGTGGGGCAGGCAATTGGCAGCAAGGCTTTGGCCTGATCTATGAATCCAAGGGCAAGGTTACCCCGGTCTTTGTGCCTATCGAAAAGGACGGCAGTTTCATAGTTGAGGGCAAGGTCTATGGTTGAGACCATAGTGACCATCGTCCGGACTATTGACGATCATATTGACGATTGGGATGCCGCCTCAGATTTCGTTATGAAATCGTTATCAACACACCCCAGTAGCCAGCACCGGTAAGGCGTAGCCTTTGCCTAGTCCGAGACACGGACAGGAAAGGAATCAATGACCGCTATCGGGTTTGACCCATTAGCCATCTATTACATCATTGCACTCATAGCCATCCCAGTCTTGGGATTGCTCTACACAGCCCTAACTGAGAACTGGTACTGGAAAGGATTCAAGGATGGAAAGCGACTCGCCCAAAACGATTACAGCGCACGAAATACTGAAAGAAGCCGATGATATTCGAGGTCAAAGAGGATCGGTCTATGGGCATCCATGGACGAATCACCTTAGAATCTCAAAGTTATGGTCTGCTTATCTGGATATACCAATCACGCCGGATCAGGTCGCAATATGCATGGCTTTGGTCAAGGTCAGCCGGATTGCGGAAACGCCGGGTCACCGTGGTAGAGACGGTTATACGGATGGAGTCGCTTATCTGGCCCTTGCGGCACAGTTGTCCACCACCGACCCCACCGAGTTCGATGCCTATTAGGAAGCTGCAAACGAAGTCAATCTGGTGCGATGTCTGCCGACTCGCATACCCTAAGGGTCACCTACGACAACAGACCCCGGCCGTATGGCAGGTGGTCTCTGAGACACAAAAGCACAAAGGAAGGACACGCCACTACTGCCAAGAGTGCGCCAATTTCGCACAAGTTTGGCACGATGGGTCTGTGTGGACATTCCGGCAACAGTTGGACTACGCGCTCGGAAAGGAGCAGTTAGATGGCATGGAACTTGGACAATTATGAGCCAGTTGAGGATCGTCTGGCAAAGTTTTGGAACGATTATCCGCCGGGGCGGATTGAGACGGAGTTACTGGCACACGAAGGTAATCGCTTTATTGTCGCTGCTCGACTGTATCGAGTGGACACAGATGCGCATCCGTTTGCGACCGGCCTTGCTGAGGAGGTTGTTACGGATCGAGGGGTCAATTCTACTTCGGCTCTTGAGAACGCAGAAACGTCTGCTATCGGTCGCGCCTTAGCCAACGCAGGCTATGCAGCCAAGGGTAAGCGAGCCTCGCGTGAGGAGATGGCAAAGGTAGCCCGAGGTGATGTAGGGCACAAAGTAGAACATCCATGGAAGCCTGAGGAAAAGCCAGTAGCCAATGAGCCGGTAACCGTGGTGTGGGATGACGTTGAGCACAAGGCGTTTGACGAGAACGACACCTTTATTGCCGACTTGCAGAAATCGCTCGGGGCAACGGTGGAGGGCTTCACATGCGTACATGGCCAGATGCTTAGAAAAGAAGGAACTGGCAAAACTGGCAAGCCGTATATGGGCTATGTCTGTGGTGCTAAGTCAAAGTCCGAGCAATGTCCGGCCAAGTGGGGCAATTGGGTCAATGGCACTTGGGTATTCGAGGGCAAAGCCAATGGCTGATTTCTGGGATGAACAGATGGTCGGACTTGCTTCGAGCCGTTTGAATGGATCACCGGTCGAATGCGACTGGTGCAAGACCAAGGTTGCTAGTTATGCAGCTGTGAAGGTTATGTGTAGCGAAACAGATCCCAGCGATTATTTCTGGGGCTGTGAGCCATGCTGGGAGGAGAAAAGATTCGGATGAGCAGAAGGGAGCGAGGACGTGAAACTGAAAAACTTGTGGCGCAATATCTACTTCGCCATGGCTTTGAAGGGGCACACGTTACGTCCATGGCTGCTAGTGGTAGCGACATACTGGGCATTGAGGGTCTGGATATTGAGGTCAAGGCGAGACGAGGATTTGATCCTGCTTCTGCTATGGCACAACTTAGAGCCAGAGCCAAAGAAACCGGAATGGGAGTGGCCATTATGAGGCTCAATGGGCAAGGTGAGGCATCCATGGATGATTGGGTTGGTGTGATTCGGTTGGTTGATCTGGTCTATTTACTGAAAGCGAGTGGGTATGGCAGACGATAAGCGCGTGAGCCGTTGTCTCATGTGTGGGGTCTATGTGTACAGCAGGGAACTATGTGAACGATGTTATCCAAAGGATGTGGCAGCATGATTCAGCACAAGCATTTACTCATCAATGCATTTATCGACCGGGCTATCTTTCAAGAGGCTGAGGCCGAGCGATTCCTGATTGACTTGGTGGACCAGATACGCATGAAGCGGATCATCGAGCCAGTAGCCAAGTACGTCAAGGCTGAGGGCAACCGAGGCATGACTGCGGCCATCCTCATTGAGACCAGCCATATTGCATTCCATATCTGGGATGAGAAGAACCCGGCAGAGTTGAGGTTCGACCTATACACATGCGGAGACCTAGACGATGCTTTGGTCCGGGGTCTTATCGATGACCAGTTTGGGGTCATCTACTGCGACTGGCAGCTGTTAGATAGGGAAGGTGATCTCAGGCTTCTCGATTACGGCCGTTACAGTTTACCGATGTGACCAATATCACTGTCCATATATTGAGATTATCAGGAAGGCTACGCTCATGAAACTTGACTCGCTTGCTATGCTGAGTGCCAGTCCGGGCACTTTAGACGGCCCGGCACAAGGCTCACAGCATTGGGGCAGGCTATTGCTAAGTTTGCCCTTAGCCTTATGTCTATCTTTGCTGAGTTTAGATATGTCGCATGCGCGACCAGCCAAAGACCCAATGAATTACAAGCTGCACGCATACAATCAACTCAAAGACTGGGATCAGTTTGAGTGCATACTTGAACTGTATGAGCGTGAGAGTAACTGGAGACCCTCAGCGCGTAATGGTTCGCACTTCGGAATACCACAAGGGAGAAGCCAATGGTTAGCCACGGCTAATCCATATCAACAGATAGAATGGGGTGTGAAGTACATACAGCACAGATACGGCACAGCCTGTGCAGCACTCAAACACTTCAAGCGTAAGGGATGGCATTGATGGCTCACGATGACGAGGCATGCCCTAGCCTGTACGGTGGTAGTTGCCAATGCGAGGATGCTGATGGCTAAGGAAAGCAAGCGCGATGGAAGGTGGAAGAAGTTACGCAT